CTGATAGCATAGAAGTCAATCACATCACCATTAAGTAGAATCGTGTTCACTTCATGTTCTAGTCCATACTTCAATGCAGCTGTAAGCGCAGCGATATTATGGTAGGGGATATGTAAATCTGATAGCAGTAGTATATTGTTATGACTTATCGGTAACTTGAATGGCTTATAATCGCTTTCCTGCGATGGTGGTAAGCCCAGTGGATTGATGTCTGGTGCAAGTTCTTCAAGTATCTCATCAAATGCACTGAGATTGATGCGCAATTTGTCAAGTTGCCCAAGGCTTTCCTTTGATTGTTTCACTTCACGATTGAGGTCCAGCATATCGCGCCACCTGCGATAGGTCTTTTCAAGTGAGTTGATAGTAAATGGCAGACCATGTTTTTGAATTGTCGCTGCAACGCGATGCGTTAATGGTCCTTCGCTGTCATGTATCTCCCGATGATATACTTCGCGACTATTTTCCATAGCTTATTGTTTAGCCTTGATATATCCGGTTAACTCAGCAAGATTGGCACTTATCGTAGTTGTCTGTGTAGTGATGTTATCAATCTTCGCTTCTAGCTTTTCAATTGACTTGCTATGTTCATCCTTCATATCATTGAGGCGGTTGTGAAAATCGGTTTTAGTGTCACGCAAAGAATCATTAATCAGCGTGATTTCTCTTTTATGAAATGTATCCATGCTCTTTACACTTGTAGACAGTCTATCAACACTGCGCTTTAAAGCGTAATATGTTCCAACCAGTGAACCTGTGCCGACTACTATCGTGATTATATCTCTGAATTCAAATACCATGTTAGAAGATAGCTAAGTATGCCGTGCTAATAGCAAGGGCTGTTAATCCTATTGATAGTCCTACATTGTGCACAATCAATCTACGATTGCGTTTCTTGAAGTCTTTAATCTGCATTTCTTTTTCTACACCGATAGCCTTCTCAATCGCTTGCTTATTGTCGTAGATAGTTTGTAATGTTTCGTAGCTGTTGGCTTGGATGCCTGTAATCTTTGCATAGTAATGCACCTTTAGCTTTTCGAGCTGGTAGAGTGAATCGATTTCCTGCGCAGTGCCGTACCAATAGATCATGCTATTGTAGTTTAGATTGAAAAGCTGCAGATCGTAGGTCGTAAGTTCGGGTATAAAATCCTGTTTTGAGTAAAGAATCCGACTTTTTGAGCGTTGCGCGGAACTGCTTATTTGCAGCATCAGGAGAAGAATTAAGAATAGTGTATGTTTCATTCGTGTAGTATTTATTCGTAATGTCTTGATGAGCAATAATAGTGTCGGCATCCAACTTTAATGAATCAATTTTCTCAAATAGACTATCCGCAATGAGTGTATTGCGTTCAATGATTTGATACAATGAATCGTTAATGTGATTCAATCTGTCAACAGCAGGTTTAGGTACTGGTTTGTTGCATCCTTTAAACATCAAAATAATGATAGTGCCAGTTATGGCAATGCCAATGCCCCACCATAATAGCGGGTTTACTCTGCTTTTTTCCATCTTGTTATATGTATGTTTTTTGAAAGTGGTCGCACCTTGTAATAGACACCATCTCCAGTGCGTGAATCACGCAAACCTTGTTGGTTGGTATTGCCTTCAATAGTGCGGACGCTATGCTCACCAACGCGGTCAACTATGCCCGTATGACCGATGCCTTTATAACGTGCTTTGCTGTTGCTGTAACTGAGCGACATGATAAGTACATCGCGATCATGAAATGCTTGAATGAATTTGCCACCTGTAAAGATTACATCATTGCGGTTGTATGAGGTTGGTGACCATCCTGTGATTGTATTTACTATGCCGCATTCATTAAGCATAGCCATGACGAAAAAACTGCACCATGCGTAGCCTGGTTTCCATCCTTGAGCAGCAAGTAATTTCCGAAAATAAGAATCGGTGAAGCCGTTGTTATTACCTCCTTTCTCATGCACACCGATGAAGCTTTGCGCGGTTGCCCTTACGCAGTAGCCATCATTAGCATATACAGCACTAGTGCATAGAAGAAGAAATAACCAAAGTACAGAAGCAGGTACAACTTTACTTTTTGCCATGTGTCCAAATCAGTGTTAAGTGCTTCCTTCAACTGCTTTGAATAGACTTCTCTTTGTAAGGCTCTAAAGTTAAAACGGATTCCGAGGAAGACTACAAAGTTTGCAAAAACCATAATCAACCCGGCAAGAATAACGAACTGCAAATACTCCGTTGATATGATAGCGTCACCAAAGTATTGATAGCTTAAAGTACCCGCCATACTGAAGATTATGAATGCAAGTGGTATAGACCAAAAGCCGTCAAATAACTCGAGCTTGTACTTCAGTGACTTCAACACTTTTGTACTTGCGTTATTATTTGTTGGTGCTTTTTTTAGTTTCATCTTGCTTGGTTGCTCTAAGTTTCATTGCTAGGTCACGCTCATACTTGCGCAAACGTTCTGTATATTCCTGTTTCAAGTTTTTCTTTTCTATCATGGTATACGATTAATGATGTTGCGGCTATATGTTGGCACATATGACGTTGATGTATTGCCGCTGCTGAACTGGTAGTTGAGTGCATTGGTAACATCGGTTCGTGGTGAACGCTCAGGCCATGTGCTTTCTTGATATTCCGGAAAGAGTGATGAGTTTGCACATAGGTAATCAACAAGAAGTGTGCTGTAATGCTCTGCGTTTTGTCTTGCACGATCTATCATGTCCTTCATCACGGCATCGCTGATAGGCACAGTGTCCTCACTTTGACGTTGCACGAGTGTGCCGTTGTCCATGCGATAGCAAAGCATTGGAGTAACTTCGACCATCACCCACCACAGCAAACACTTCTGCACATAGTCTTCAAGTAGTATCTGATAGTTGCCGCCGATTGTATCATTTTCAACCTGCGATTTCAATTCATTAAGCAGCGCAGTACCTAACCACGCTTGCAACCATTTATCCTGCGCCAAATAGACCGATGGATAAAGTAGATTAGGGTCAACACTACCATTGATTGTGGTGTATTTCTTTATGTAATTCTCTGATATCAGTAATACTTCAGCCATGTTGTATTTGTTTTATTGGTTGCCGTAGATTGGATTAGTGGGAAGGAAGCCATGGTGTGGCATGTCAACAGGCAGCTTTGCAACATATTGCGGATTGCGCACCTTATATCCCATGCGTTCAGCCTTTGCCACTGCTATCTTCTGTGCATCTGCACCTTTGCTTGTTATCTTGTTACCACTTGCAGACATATACACTTCCTTCTGCCAAAAATGGTGGCAATTTCCACCGCCTTTATATTGCCATATGTCATACGTAGCTGTGCCATTTGGCCCCCATCCGTTATTCACTATCTTATTCTCCATCGCTACGATGTTTTCTTTCGTGTAAAGCTTGTCGGCTTCTAACATCTTGCGGCAAAATTCGCGTGTGTTTGGTCTCAACTCACCACGATAGCGGTAACGTGTCATGAAGGTGATACCTGCTACCACTGTTTCATCCTGTTCACTTGCCTTGTTTGGTGTGGCAATGCCAGTACTAGTAAACTCATGTTCGACTTCATCATCTACGCGATAGGCATCGATGAGAATCATATCATCATTCACATCTTCACCTAACTCAATGAGTGCAGTTGCTACTGCGTTATCATCAAACTCAACTTTTTTTTTTGCTGCTGACTGAATAACCTGCGAAGGTTGCAATGTACCCGGATTAACATCGGCAAAGATTGCGCTTACTTGGTCAACGCTTAATGTTGGGAACGCTGCACCCACAATTGCTTTTGCACTGCTTACAGGTACTGCACCTGCCGCTGATTGCATCACGATGTCAACGAGCGATGTGATTTGCGCACCATTCAAAGCAGTAGCAGCAACGTCAGCAGTAGCACCTGTTGCGTTTGCATCGGTTACGGCTGACTGTTGCTCTACTAGTGGGGTATTTGGTACGATTTCAAATGTCACTCCTGGCAATTGGCGATTGAGCAACTCATACATGCAGTCATTAATCATGCGCTGATATGGCTGTATGACTTGCTTGGTGAATATTTCAAGACCTGTTGCCATTTCATCCTTATTGCTGCCGAATCCACCTGCTTCACGTATTCCAAAAAGAAGTGGCGTAGTAACACGATGCGCAGTGATTATCTTCTGCGTGGCTGTCGTGTCCATTAACTGATACTGCTT